AAGGAAGCACGGACTACCGTCACCCTAACCCTTAAAGAGATGGCATCCCAAGGGTTAGTAAGACGGTACGACTACAAGATCGGAAACCGTAGGATCGTTTCATACAAGAGGGTTCTGCCACTCCGCAAGAGAGAGATTCTTTCCCGTTGGGTAAGATCCTGATTCTCTTAAGGTTTGGAGGGCAGCAATGCTCTCCAAACTTGCTATAATTAAAAAGAACCACACCGGAGCACCACATGATCATTTTTCCAAACTCCCCAGAGATGGAAGCAACATGGGACGACCTTATGGCAGGTCTCTTTGATTTTGTGAGCAACACTCAGTCTGACCTCCCTGAATCACACAACTGGTTGTGTGATCAGTTACAAATTGATTCTCTTCTTAATGAAGAAACTATTTGTGAGGTGGATGACAATTGCTGGAATAGTTTCTACCAGACTTGGGAATCCGCATACGATGGTGAAAATTGGTGGGGGTCAGATATCCCTGCCTGATTAACACATAGGGGGAGTAATCCTCCCCTTAAGTGACACTTAACCCCGCACAGTTGATGAACAGCAGTTCGTTCGTTCGTGCGGGGTGCGTATATAAAACCCATGGGTCCCTGGAAGCTATAAACGACCCAGATCGACCTTTAGATATAACACTCAAAGATATTTGAAAATACCCAATATAAAAATTTTTTTCATATATAAAAAACGGCATCAGGATTCAGAGATATGCAAAAAAATCCAGCAGAAAATTTTACAGTTATAGACATCGATCCAGTAACCGGTGAACATTATTTGACTATTCCCGAATGGATATGTGATGAGAATGGATGGTATGAGGGAGTAGAAGTAAACATCGAGTTTGATAAAGATTCAATTATTATTCGGAGTATCAATTAAGTTGACTGTGTATAGATAGAGTGTTATGATAGTGAAGTAGTTCATTTAAAGTTATGGCAAAAGGATTTACTGTAAAAGCAAAAACACCCAGTGTAGCTAAAAAACAAGAACAGGAATGGGATTATGACAAAGCCCGAGAAATGGTAAAAGGGAAGACTGTGGTCTTTTGTTTACCAGGACGTGGTGTAAGTTACAATTTTTTCAAGAGTGGTCTTCAATTAGCTTTTGATTTAGTGCAGGCAGGAGCTGCCATTCAGATTTCGCAAGATTATTCATCGATGGTAAACTTTGCAAGATGCAAATGTTTAGGTGCGAATGTACTGCGAGGACCGAAACAAAAACCTTGGGATGGAAAATTAAAGTATGATTATCAACTATGGATTGATAGTGATATTGTTTATAATTCCGAAAAGTTTTGGCAATTGGTTCTAATGGATCAAGATATTGCAGCCGGTTGGTATATGACAGAAGACGGAAGCACGACGAGTGTTGCTCACTGGTTAGAGGAAGATGATTTCCGTAATAATGGTGGAGTCATGAATCATGAGACTGGGGAGAGTATCTCAAAGCGTCGCAAACCTTTCACTGTAGATTATACAGGATTTGGATGGTTATTAATTAAGAACGGTGTTTTTGAGAATCTTGAATATCCATGGTTTGCACCTAAGATGCAAGTCTTTGAGAGTGGGGAAGTGCAGGATATGTGTGGAGAGGATGTAAGTTTCTGCCTGGATGCAAAAGAAGCAGGGTTTGAGATTTGGTGCGATCCACGTATCAGAGTTGGACACGAGAAGACAAGAGTCATCTGATGGTGCTGGCAGAATATACAATTCTCCATAAAGGGAAAGTTCTGTATAAGAACTTGACGGAGGAGGAGTATTTTGATAAGATGGAGGACCTTTCGGTAGAGTATTATCAGAAAGGTTTTCCAAGACCACAAGATCTAGAAACAAAAATCACAAAGTATTAAGGAGTTATTATGGCAGTTCGTTCAAAGGTTGGATTAAGTGGTGATGGATTTGTGGAAGCAAAACCGAAAAAAACTCGTCAAGGAAGTGGTAAGCACACAAAGTATGCCGCGACTTCTCGTAATGGAAAGAAGAAAATGTATCGTGGACAAGGCCGGGGTTAATGGGACGTTGGATTCATAAAGGTGGCAAATCAAAACCCGACAAACGTTGTAAAAATGTTTTGACTCCTAAAAAATGTTCTAAACCTAAGAAAAAAAGATGAGTTGTTTGATTGCTAATCTTCCTGCAGTAGAAGTATGGGTTCGTAAAGAGTATCTTACGGATCATCAAAGTGGACATGGTGAATTTGTAAAGGGCGTTTGGGTATCAGTTAAATCGATTCCTGGACGTGCTTTTTATTTTGAGACCTATCTACCAGAATATGCGGCAATGTACGATAAATTGCCCATCAGTGCCTTTGTAGCAGACCCTGAGACCCCAAGTCCGGACATGAACCTACCAAACCTTCAGTTTTGGAATTGTATGGACTATGGGGTCGTCTCCGTGGATAAGAAATTTATTGGTTCAATGGACTTTGAATGTTATACACGGGACTATGGCAACGTAAAAGGTACTTATGTCTGCACAATTGACAACTATCATCATGATCCAGACTATGTTGATTGGGCGACTAGTGAAAATCCTGCCGAACACAAGTCTCATAACCTTATTGAACTTGAAAATGGACAGTATGCACTGTATCCGAACAATAGATTACGCATTTATGACAATAGTTTGACACCTGTTGAACCAAAAATGCCTGATTTTAAAGTTTCGACTCAATATTATCAAGTTGAAAATGGTTTTGAACGTCTTGGAATGGGTCGTGAAGATGAGTATTTTTGGAAAACACCCAAAGAACGTGAACTTTTACTTGAAGATAATAAAAAATAAATAAAAAAATAGGGATAGTAACCCCTCAAAAAGTTCTGATCTTACTAATCAGGAGCAAAAATGGGTAATTTACCGGTTGATAGAAGTATAAATTATATGAAAAGAGTGTGGGGAACTACTAGTTTGGTCACAGATTACTGGTCATTACCTAAAAGAATCCAAGAATCCGATGAAAGAGTGATTCAAGAGATCATGCATGATGATATTAAGAAAGAGCAAAGTTGCCTTAGAGAATGAGGTATAAATAAAATTAAGAAAACTCTTTAAAATTAAAATGGAGAGGATATCAAGAGGGTTTAAAGATATAAGTTTATCTTTCGACCCTCATCCTGTAACTAAAGATGTTCAAGTATTGAGGAACGAATCTGCAATTCGTAGGTCTGTAAGGAATATTGTCCAAACAATCCCCACAGAAAAGTTTTTTAACTCAATTTTTGGTTCTAGTGTCAGAGGTTCATTATTTGATTTCGTCGATTTTGGTACTGCATCTCTAATTGCAGATGAAATTCAAATTTCTATCGATAATTTTGAGCCGAGAGTAAATAATTTACAAGTAATTGTAGAACCTAGACCCGATCAAAATACATTTAATGCTACTATAATTTACGATATTATCGGACAAGAGTTTCCTACACAAGAATATTCATTCCTTTTAGAGGCAACAAGATAAAATGCCTTTTACAAAATTTACAAATTTAGACTTTGATCAAATAAAAGAATCTATCAAAGATTATCTTCGTTCTAATTCAAATTTCACGGGATTTGATTTTGAAGGTTCTAACTTCTCAGTCTTAATTGATACATTAGCATATAATACCTATATAACGGCATTCAACTCTAACATGGTCGTAAATGAGTCTTTCTTAGACTCTGCGACCCTTAGAGAGAATGTCGTTTCTTTAGCAAGAAATATTGGATATGTTCCAAGATCCAGAAATTCTGCTAAATCTACAATATCTTTCTCAATTACAGTAGAAGGTACAGATACACAAAAAGTATCTCTTCAAAAAGGTCTTGTGTGTAAAGGTCTTGTAGAAAATACATCATACTTATTTTCGGTCGTAGAGGATATTACGGTTCAAACTGAAGATGTGAGTTTTGTGGGTGAAAATGAAAATATTATCAATTCCATAAGAGCAGATTTTAATAACATTGAAGTTCTTCAAGGAACATTTCTAACAAAGAAATTTGTCTATGATGGATCATTAGATCAGAGATTTATTTTAGATAATTCCTTTATCGATACTGCAACAATAAAAGTTTACGTTGATGGGATAGAATATAAGTTAGTCGATAATATTGTAAATGTGAATAATGAGTCTACTATATTTTTAATACAAGAAATACAAGATGAAAAATATGAATTGTTGTTTGGTGATGGATTAATTGGAAAGAAATTGCAAAATGGTGATGTTATTGAAGTTAACTATTTGGTAACTGAAGGTGAAGAAGGAAATGGTGCATCATTCTTCTCTTTTGCAGGTAGAATAGTTGATAGCAATAATAACCCAATTTTACCACAACCATTTACCGTAAACACAGTATCTAAAGCACAAAATGGTTCTGGAATTGAAAAGATAGATTCAATTAAGTATTTTGCACCAAAGATATACTCTGCACAGAACAGAGCAGTAACTGGTCAAGACTATGAAGCTATTATTAAAGAAATCTATCCAGATACAGAATCTGTTTCTATTATTGGTGGTGAAGAATTAGATCCCCCAGAATTTGGTACAGTTCAAATATCAATCAAACCAAAAAATGGTGAGTTGGTTAGTGAGTTTAATAAGTCTAGAATACTTTCCCAACTCAAGAATTATTCCGTTTCTGGAATTAAGCAAAGTATTCTAGACTTGAAAGTTTTATATGTAGAATTAGATTCCTTTATTTATTATGACGACTCAAAAGTATCAACTCCACAGTCACTTAAGACTAGAATATCAAATACTCTCAGTAGTTATGCAAACTCTTTAGATTTAAATAAGTTTGGAGGAAGGTTTAAGTATAGTAGAGTTTTAAGAGCAATTGATGATACTGATACTGCTATTACATCTAATATTACTAGAGTAAAGATAAGAAGAAATTTAAATACTCTCCTCAATCAATTTACACAATACGAACTATGTTTTGGTAATCAATTCCATGTAAATGATGGTGGATTTAACATTAAATCTACAGGATTTACTGTTGCTGGTGAAAGTGAAACTGTTTATTTGACTGATGTCCCAAATCCAGATAGAAAGACTGGATTAATTTCTGTTGTGAAAAATTTAGCAAACGGAACAATTAGAGTTGTTTCTAAATCTGCAGGAACGGTAGATTATGTTAAGGGTGAAATTAATATTGGAACTATAAATATCACTTCTACCGAAAAACCAAATAATATTGTAGAAGTTCAAGCTATACCAGAATCTAATGATGTTATTGGGTTGCGTGATATTTTCTTGAAATTAGACATTTCTAATACTGAAATAAATATGTTAAAAGACGTTATTTCCTCAGGTGAAGAAATATCAGGGACAGTGTTTAGAAGAAGTTTCTATACATCAAGTTATTCAAACGGAAAATTAATTAGAGAGTAATATGATACGTACTGGATTTGAATCTAGAGTAAAGATTCAAGATGTAATTTCAAATCAACTTCCAGAATTTATTTTGGATGAAAGTCCAAAAACTCTTGATTTTCTAAAACAATATTACATATCCCAAGAATATCAAGGTGGAACGGTAGATATTGCAGAAAATTTAGATCAATATTTAAAATTAGATAATTTAAAACCAGAAATTATTGTTGACAATGTAACTTTAGAATCTTCTATTGGAGAAGATGATGATACTATTACCGTATCAAGCACTAAAGGATTCCCAACAAAGTATGGACTTCTTAAAATTGACAATGAAATTATCACATATACTGGAATTACAACCAATAGTTTTATAGGATGTATACGTGGTTTTAGTGGAATAACAGATTATCATGATGATCTGAATATAGAGGAATTAGTATTTGATCAAACTAGTAAATCATCACATAGTGAAGATTCTAAAGTAACAAATTTAAGTTCTTTATTTTTAAAGGAATTTTTTAAAAAGTTTAAATTTACCTTTGCTCCGGGATTTGAAGGTAGAAAGTTTGATGATAGAATTGATGTAGGTAATTTTATTAAGGAAATAAAATCTCTTTATTCATCAAAAGGTACTGATGAATCTTTTAGAATTTTATTTAATGTGCTTTTTGGGGAAAATCCATCTATTATTAATCTAGAAGACTATCTTTTAAAGTCTTCAGATTCAAATTATGTCAGATCCGATGTTGCAATTTTAGAACCTATCTCTGATGGAAATCCTGTAAATATAAAAGGCCAATCATTATACAAAAATAATAATTCTTTTGTTTCTGCTGCAATTTCTTCTATAAGTCCTTTTACTAGAGGACAAAAATTATATTATAAAGTATCTCTTTTTGTTGGTTCAAATGATGGACTTACAGCAAAAGAAACTTTTGATATAACCCCAAATACAAAATTATTAGAGGATGTTAATGTAGGTGATTCTGTAATTAGTGTAGATTCTACTATTGGATTTTCAGAATCTGGAACTATTTACTCCGGATCTAATACAATAACCTATACCAACAAGAGTATTAATCAGTTTTTTGGTTGTTCTGGTGTAGAAAGCAAAATTTCTTCTGCGGATAACATTTATTCTGATGATACTTACTTTTCTTTTGAAAATGGTGATGTTTCAAAGAGAATTGATTTTAGATTAACTGGAATTATTTCAGAATTTAATCAAGGTTCTGATGATATTACTATATCTAAGAACCAAAAAGTATCAGTTCAAAGTATTGGTGATAATGTTAAAAACCCTGAAAATAATAAGAGTTATAAGCAAATTTTCGCAAACTCTTGGATTTATAATGCTTGTCCCTCAGTTGACATTGAATCTATAACAGGATCTATTGTAAATCTAAAAAATTCCGTCGATAGATGCCAATTAAAGAAAAACGATTTAGTAGAAATTGTAGATAGAAGTACAAATATAGTTGTATACCCAACCTCAACAACTGACACTCCTTTTGTTGGTCAAGATATTTCTATAGGATCAAAACAAATATTTTTATCAGGATTCTCTTTTACTGGAAATGGACTTTATAAGTTAAGAAGAAAGGTCAATAAAGCATACAGTAATACTATCGGTTTTTTAAATGGAAATAGTTCCGAAATAACTGATATTCAAAATGTATATTTCGAAGATAACAAATTTGCATATGTCGCATCTAATTCTTTACCTTCAAGTAGAATTACGGGAATAACCACAGAATTTTTATATAACTTAACCCCCAAATTATCTGAACAGAATATTTCCCCTAATTCTGGATTTATAACAGATAAAGATCTAGATACTAATGCATTCACTACAATATCTTTCGAAGATAATGTTGAATTTATAACTGGTGATAGAATAGTTTATGAATTTTCAGATAAAAGATTATTCAATTTAGATAATAATGAATACTATGTAAAAGTAATTGACCAAAATTCTATAAAATTATTCGAATCTGTGAGTACATTGGATGATGATAAGTTTGCTGTCAAATTTTACTCTGACAAATATCCAGAATCTACTGAAAATGAAATTTCAGGTTCTCATACCTTTAGATTATTTTCTCAAAGTAATAAAGAATTATCCGGTTCAAAGATTTTAAGAAAATTCTCAATTCCTTCAAATATAAAATCTGGAAAATCCACAGATACTATTCCGAATTTTTCTGTAGGGATGCTCATAAATGGTGTAGAAATATCAAATTATAAATCGGAAGATAAAGTATATTATGGTCCTCTAGAAAAGATTAGAGTTTTAAATGGTGGAAAAGATTACGATGTTATTAATTTACCCAAACTAAAGGTACAAGGTGGATCTGAAGAAGCTTTAGCAATACCAGTTATTACAGGTACAATAACAGATATTAATGTAACCCCTCAAGAATTTGATATTGAACAAATTACAAGTATTTCTATCGAAGGTGGAAATTCTAAAGGAGGAATATTACAACCAATATTAGCAAAAAGAAGAAGAGAAGTTTTATTTGATGCAAGAAAAACTACACAAGGTGGTGGTATCTCCACGTCCACCAATCAGTTATCATTCTCAGAAGACCATAATTTCTTTAATGGTCAAGAGGTAGTTTATTTTAATAATGGAAATAATAACGTCAGTATAGGATTGGGATCATCTACTCTTACAAACAATAGTTCTTATTTCGTATCTGTAGACAACAACACAACAATTAAATTATATAATACCTTTGAAGAATCGATAAATGGTACAAATCCTATTGGATTTGGTGGAACTATTTTTACGGGAATTCAAAAATTTAAAACTGCAGATTTTAAAGACACTCTCACTGAAATTAGAGTTATTGATGGAGGAACATTTACAAATAGACAACTGTATGTAAAAACTTCAGGAATATCTACTGCAAAAAATGCAATTAACTTTGAAGATCATGGATTTTCCACTGGAGAAGTTGTCGATTACTTTATTGATTCTGGAGAGACTCCAATATCTGGTCTTTCCACAGCAAACAGTTATTATATTATAGCAAACAATAAAGATTCTTTCCAATTATGTGATGCTGGTGTAGGAAATACAATATCATCTAACTTTGAAAGAAGGAATATTGTTAAATTGTCATCGACAGGATCTGGATACCAAAAATTTAAATATCCAGATATCAAAATAACTGTAAACTTATCACCAGTAGGATCTGCAGTTGAAACTGCAAAATCTATACAAGTTTCACCAACTATTAAAGGATCTATAGAACAAATTTATGTTTATAACAAAGGTCTTGGATTTGGATCAAAAACACTAAATTTTGAAAGAAACCCAAAAATATTTTTACAAAATGGAAGAGAAGCAAGTATCAAACCAAATATTATTTCAGGTTCCTTGTTGTCTGTCAGTATTGAATTTGGGGGATTTGAGTATTTTTCAGAACCAGATTTAGAGTTATTTGATTCTACTGGAAAAGGATCTGGTGCTAAGTTAAAAGCAAATATTTCTGAAGGCAAAATCTCTTCGGTTGTTGTGATTAATAGAGGTTCAAATTATCCAGACAATAGTAAGATTATCATAAGACCTAGAGGACTAAATGCTGTATATGAAGGAAAAATTAGATCTTTAATTGTAAATTCCACACAAAAAAGATCCGGTTTATATTACGATTTAAAAAATAAAAATCAAGGTCTTCAGTTCACTTTTAATGGATACTTAGATAAATTAAGAGACTCTTTTGGGGAAGAACCTTCTACAAGTTCTGGTATTATCGGATGGGCTTATGATGGAAATCCAATATATGGTTGCTTTGGAATATCAGATCCTACAGATATAAATTCAATTACAAAAACATTAATTTCTGGATATACTCTAGACACTTCAAAAGTTATTGATAGACCTTCTGGGTTTCCTGATGGATTTTTTGTTGAAGATTATTGTTTTGATAATTCTGGAGATCTAGATGAACATAATGGAAGATTTGAAAAAACAAATGAATTTCCAAATGGAGTTTATGCATACCATGCTTCAATAAATTCATTTACAGAAAAACCAGAATTCCCATACTTTATAGGAAACTCGTTTAAATCAAATTTATTAACCGAAAATAATTTCTTAGATCAAACATTTGAGTTTACAAAATCTAATTTGATTAGAAATACTTTCCCATTCAAGATTACCGAAAGATTTTCTGGATATGATTTTGTAACAGAATCTAGAGAAATCTCTAATCAGGATGTAAGAATATCTTCTATTTCTAAAGGTAATATCGATAAAATTGATATTGTAAATCCAGGACAAAATTATAAAATTGGTGATAAATTAAAATTCGAAAATCAATCTTTTGGTGGTGGTGTTCAATCTGAAGTTTCTTCGATTAAAGGAAAAGAAATTTCCAACATAACAACATCCTCAGAAATTTTTGAAAATGCAGTTTTTGTATGGAACTCCAATAAAATTAGAGTTCATACACCATCACCAAACACTTTTAAAAATGGAGATTATGTAAACGTTTCTGGATTTACAACTTCTAAATTATCCCAATTGAATGGTTTCTCCTTGATTTCAGTCGAAGAAATTCCAAATGTTGCTATTTCTACAGAAATAACCGCAAGTGGAATCTCTACTGATATTTACGTTACAGATATTCCAAATAATGTATCTTCTGGATCTAGTATACACATTGGTAATGAGACTCTTTCCATACTTAATGTATACTCCGAAAAGAATATACTTAGAGTAAAAAGAGATAGTTCAAACGTAGGAATAGTTCATACAGTAGGAACTGCTGTTACATTTAATAATTATATCTTTGACATTGAAAAATCTATCCCATATTTCGATTCAAACAAAAATGTTAAAGTTTATTTTAACCCTAAAGAATCTGTAGGTCTTGGCACAATATCAGGAAGATCTACTGGTATTCAATTTAATCTTGGAGAAGAGTTAATAAAATTGAGTGTCCCGGCACAATCAATTTTCTTAAAAGATCATCCATTCAAAAATAATCAAAAAGTAAATTTTGATACGGGTGGTAATAATGACATCCAAGTAAAGAGCACTCCTACGGGTATAAATTTCAATTTACCTTCTGATCTTTACATAGCAAACAAATCCAGAGATACTATTGGCTTTAAAACTTCCCCAACTTCGACAGAAGTTTATTTTATTGTAGATGGTCAAAATTCTGCGGATTATTTAATTGAAAGTGTTTTTGATGAAAGAACTGCAAAAATTGCAAAAAATAAATCTACTGTATCAGTATCAACATATCATGGTTTAAAAAGTGGAGATGTTATTGATTTAAATATAAACCCATCTCTCTCTGTTGGAATTGGAACTTCCTCTAAAGTAAAGGTTTTATATAATGACTACACCGAGAATATAATTATTGATCCGGTTAAGATAAACACGTCTGATATTAATACTTCACTGAATGAAATTACTATTTCTAATCATTCATTTAAAACCGGAGACAAAGTAATATATACAAATTCTTCATATATTTCACCAAATGTTCCTGTTAATAATACTTCGTATTATGTATTTGTAAAAGATATTAATACAATTAAATTATGTGAAACTATAATCGACACACGTATTAATCCACCAAAAGAAATTGATATTACTTCTACGGGTAATTCCAATCAAAAAATATCTTTAATCAATCCACAAATTAAAGTTGTAAAAAATAACAACTTAGTGTTTGATTTATCAGATAATACTTTATCTGGATATAAATTTAAAGTTTTTTACGATAAAGAATTTTTAAACGATTTTGTTTCTACAGGATCCACGGATACATTTGTAACAGTGGAATCTGGAACTCCTGGAGATTTGGAAGCAGAATTTACTATCAATTACAATTCAAATTTACCTCAAAAAATTTATTACTCACTCGAAAAATCTGGATATATTAGTACATCTGATACTACTATAGAAAACTATTCAGAAATTTTATATTTTGATAGTTTTTATAACCAAAGATACAGTGTATTTGGAATTGAATCTTCGGAATCTTCCTCTTTTGATATAAATCTTAGAAATGTCCCCGAAAAATTAAGTTATGATAGATCTGAATGTGACAAGTTAGAATACACTACCACATCCAAAAATGCGAAAGGACCGGTTAACAAAGTTAAAATAATATCAAGAGGATTAAATTACAGTAAACTTCCAATTTTCAGTGGAACAGATTCAGAAGAAGGTAGTGGTTTATCAATCTTATCGAAATCTTCTAGTATTGGTAATGTATTATCTTCTAAAGTAATCGATACTAATTATGAATATTCCTCAGATAAAACTTTAAAACCTATTGCCTCAATTGCTCCTACATTTTCTTTAATAGGATCCAATATTGTAGGATTTGTTAGTGTTACTGATGGGGGATCTAACTTTATTAATGCACCAGATTTAGTTTTGATCAATAAAGATGATAGAAAAGAAATTTCTAATGGTCTATTAAGAGCAGTTATTTCTGGTTCTTCGATATCCAGAATTGTTACTGAAGTTCCACCAAAAGGAATATCAGACTTTGGAGCAGAAGTATTCACAGTAAATAACACAAATGGTGTTAGTGTTCAAAAAGTGAGTTATGATGTCAATTCACAAACATTTGATTGCACAATTACGACACCTTTTGGTGGATTTGGTAAAAAACCTTTTGCGATAAATGATGAAGTATTTATTGAAGGTATTCAAAAAGAAGGGTTGTTAGGAGATGGTTTTAACTCTAAGGATTATGGTTACAAATTCTTTACCGTCACAAATTATGGTTTAGCTGCAGATCCTTCCGGAGCAGACATAGTAACAATAAAATCCAAATCATCTAATCCCGGAACTCCAAAATCTATACAAGATTCTTCAGGAACTTTGGTCAATACAAAAAATTATCCAGTATTTTTAGTTGAAATTGAATCATCCAATTTTCAAATTGGTGAAGATATTTTGTTGAATGGTGAAGAATCAAATTTAGAAGTATTTGAATACGAAAGTAGTAATATAATAAAAATATTTGGATCCGATGCAATTAAATTTAACGATAAAATAACAGGAAAAGTAAGTGGCAACGTAGCAACTATTAATGATATTGATCTTTTTGATGGAAGTTACACAGTTTCTGCAACTAATAGAGTTGATGAAGGTTGGTTTACTAGGTCAGGATTTTTAAATGAAGATTATCAAGTTCTTCCTGATAATGATTATTATCAAAATCTTTCTTATGCTATCAAGAGTCAAGTAACTTGGAATGATCAAAAAACTGCTATTAATGACATTGTACATACTATAGGAACTAAAAACTTTGCACATACAGAGTTAACTAAAGAATCTGACGTAGGAATTACAACATCATCAAATGTTACTACTATAGTTGTAGATATTTTAAATGAAAAAAGAGTTGATACTATTAATAATTTTGATTTAGTTCAGGATGCTGATGTTTTTGGTAAAAAATCTAGATTTTTAAAATTAAAAGCAAAAAAACTTAGTGATTTTAATGAAGCAATTTCAAATAATGTATTAAAAATTGATGATATTTCTGAAGATTTTTCAGATTCTGAGTTTGATCCAGAATTATTTGTTTCTATTGATGACGAAAAGGTAAGTGATTCTTCAATTTACCAAAACTTCTTAATTAAAGTAGTTTCCGAAGAATCAAAAAATCAGATTCAGTTTACTGATATGACCATACTTAGTGATCCAGGAAATAATAATTTTGCAATTCTTGAAAAAGAAACTCTTACAAATTCAGGATTAGGAACTTCTCATACTGGAAATGAACAATATGGTGACTTTTCGATTGAAACTGATTTATTTGGAGATACATTTATTAGATTCACTCCTACAGATCCTTTTAATGTCGATTATGATATTAAATTTATTAAAAAATCATTTACTAATGATATTGGGATATCAACAGAATCTATAGGATTTGTAGATTTAATCTCATTTAGCAATGTAGTTTCTACAGGAAGCACAATGAATATAGTAGGATTCGATACTAGTTCTTTGTCATCGATTTTTGTAACGGCAAACATAATTGATGGATCAAATAATATTTCAAATCTTGTAGAACTTTATGTTACCCATGATGGGGAAAATACCAGTATTGCAGAATATTTTGTTGATAGTGATAGTGATTTTAATTCGGATAGTTTTCTGGGAATAGGATCTTTTGTTGCAGATATTAATTCTGGGCAATTTACTTTGGATTTTGAAAATAATTCTCCAAATAATCTTATTATAAAGTCAAGAATTGTTGGATTTGGGTCAACAGGTAGAGGTGAAGGTAATTACAGATACTTAGCAGAAAATCAACCAGCAACAACTGAAAGAACTGCTATTTATAGATCAGATATTGAAGAAACTAATGCTGGATCTGCAAAAACTGTATTATCTCTCAACAAGTTTAATTTTGATGCTGTTAAATCTTTTATTGAAGTTGGAATAGGATCAATTAAAACTCTACATCAAGTTTTGCTATTACAAGACCAAAATAATATTTTTATTCAACAGTCTCCATACATTACTGATGATAATTACACTACTGGAATTGGAACTTTTGGTGGAAGTTACTTAGGTTCTACTAATTTTGATCTCGTATTCTATCCAGATGGAAATCAAGATATAAGTATAAATGCTTTCAGTCAATGTTTCTATACTGAGGTGGATTTTATAAATCAACCAAAACCTTTAAGTTATGGATCTGCTTTAGATGAGCATAAAGTTGCAGCATACAATTCTATCAATGGTGATAGATTTAATACAAAGAGTTTCACTTTAACAAAAGATGGTGTTCCTATTCTTGCAAGAACATTTAATCCAGTAAATACAAATCAACTTGATGCATCTACCGGCAAATTTACACTTACGGGAAATTATTTTAACGAAAACGAAGAATTAATTTACACCGCAAAATCAACTTTTGCTGGAATTTCAGCTGTTGATATGACTTACAAAAATGGAGCATCAGAAGGTTCATTACCATCTTCCGTTTTTGTAATTAATAAGAATGAAGATGATGACACTTTCCAAATCTCCACAACCAGAGCAGGAACTGCAGTAACATTTACAGATTTGGGTTCAGGAAATGATCATCAATTTGAGATGTTCAAATCAAATGAAAAAGTTTTAATAACTTTGAGTGATTTAGTACAATATCCTTTAGTAACGACATTAATTACTAAAACTCTCGAAGGAAATGGTGGATCGGTTTCTGCAGCCTCTTCATTCATATCTTTAAGTGGAATATCCACGATAAATCCTCTGGATTTATTGAAAGTTGATAACGAATATATGTTAGTTAACAATGTTGGATTTGGAACTACTAATGTTGGTCCAATATCTGGTTTGGGTGATATAAATTTAGTAAATGTTCAAAGAGGAACTGTAGGTTCATCGTCTACGATTCATTCCGATTCTTCTTCTGTGAAAGTTTTTCAAGGAACATTTAATATTTTGGATGGTAAAATTAATTTTACCGAACCACCTAGAGGAAATGCAATCTTAACCAGAAATAAATCCAATTTAGAATATGAATCTGCAGAATTTTCAGGAAGAGTGTTTTTGAGAAAAGATTACTCTACAAATAAAATTTATGATAATCTTGGACCTACTTTTACTGGAATTGGCAGAACGTATACTTTGACCGTTGGTGGTCAAAATACGACGGGAATTGGCACATCTGGTGGAAATGGTTTTGTAATTCTAAATGGAATTTACCAATCACCAATAACAGATAATAATCCTGTAGGAAACTATAATATTTTAGAGGACTCAGTGGCTGGAATAACTAGTATTTCATTCACAGGAATTAGAAGTGATTTAGGGGATCCTAATAGTGTATTCATTTCAGAGATTGATGTAAATCAAAATCAACTCCCAAGAGGAGGAATAATTGTTTCCTTAGGATCTTCTGGAGGACTTGGAATTGCCCCATTAGATGGAGCAAAAGTTTTCCCAAGATTAAATGGACTAGGAGAGATTACATCCATAGTTGGAGTATCTACATATGGTTCAAGTTTAGGAATACAAACAACTTCTTATAATGAAGAAACTGGTATTTTGGAAGTTACTACTTCTACGATTCATAATTTAAACTCTTCCAATCAGCAAATTTGGTTAGAAAATTTAGAATTTTCTTGTGACAATTCTTATGCTGGAATAACAACGACTATTTTCCCAGATGGTACTTTAGGAAATATATTTAATATCGTTGGAATTGTATCAGAAAGATCATTTAATTTAGATATTGGAATTAGTACGATACCTCATAGTTATGTTGGATCTGGTAATGCATATCCATATTTTAATGGATTAAGTTTTGGATCTGGTTATAGAGAACCTGTTTCTGTTATAGTTACTGACCCTGTTTATACTCATGATTTTTACAGTGCAGACACTGATTCTATAACTGTAATTTCTGGAGTTGGAGGACCATTTACACCAGAAGATTCTAATTATGATGGTGCCACAGGTCTTTTAACATTAGTAATTAAAAATCATGGATTGCAAGTAGGCAATACAATTCGCATTGCAGATAATTCTATCAACTTTACCTGCAGTAAAGATGATTATACTTCTATACATTCATATCCAAGAAGTACTGATCCTGCATTTGGGACGACTATATCAATTGCAGCAACAACTACTAATACATTTACAGTTGGTGTTGGTTCTGCTGTCGGTAGTGGAGCTACAATTACCGCAACTGTTGGTGCTGGTGGAACACTTTCGTTTAATATTGTTGATGGTGGTAGTAAGTATGTAAATCCACAAGTATTTGTGTCTGAACCATCTTATGAAAATCTTTCTGTTACTGGTGTTTCTAGAGTCGGTTTAGGAACAACTACAGATACTGGGGTTGGTTTTAAAGTATCAGTAGATGTTGGTGCGAGTTCTACAACAGGAATAGGATCGACTTACTTTGAGGTTAAAAATTTCAAAATAGTAAACAATGGATATGCATTTAAGAAAGGTGATGTATTTACTCCTGTAGGATTAGTAACAGATTCTAGATTATCTTCCCCTATAACACAATTTCAACTAACAGTATTAAATACTTATAGTGATAATTTTGCTGTTTTCCAATATGGAGAATTTGATTACATTGACTCTGTTAAAAATTATCAAGATGGAAATAGAAGAAGATTTCCATTATTCTATCAGGGAGATTTGATTAGTTTTGAATCAGGAAATGATGATATTCCAGAAACAGATCTTAAGAACTTATTACTTATTATTGTTAATGGAATTATTCAAGATCCTGGAACTGCTTATACTTTTGAAGGTGGAACGTCTTTCCTCTTCACCGAAGCTCCTAAAGTAGAAGATAATATTGATATTTTCTTCTATAGAGGAACTAAAGGATCTGATGATAATTTAGTTACTGATATTATTCCATCTATAGAGGTTGGTGACACTATTCAAGTAAAGAAGAATAATAGTATTCCCAAAACAATAACTCAAGATGAAAGAGTTGTTTTTGATCTTTCGAGATCGGATACTTTTGAAACAAATCCATATGCAGATCAAGGTATAAATGAAATTGATCTCAAACCATTGTCATGGACAAAACAAAAAACTGATAGAGTTGTAAATGGACAACAAGTATTTAAAACAAGGAGGTCTATTCTATCTCAGATTTATCCAGTCACTAAGATTATAAAAGATGTTTCAACTAGTGATACCGATATTTTTGTAGATAATGTAGATTTCTTTGGTTCTGATGATATTGACGGAGCACCATATCAATTTAAAGGACTAATTGCAGAAAACAATAATTTTGAATCTGCAGATATTACTACAATTATTGGCACTGGTGGAACTATTTCTGAAATTACAATTACAAATCCTGGAAGTGGTTATTTACCATCTTCTACGATTGATATTAAATTTATGAATCCTTTAACGGTTGGAACTGGAATAGGAACAACAGCTTCTGCTACAGGAAATATTTCAGTTGGAGGAACTTTGTCTTCAGTGACTATAACAAATCCTGGATTTGGTTACACAGTAGCACCTCGTGCAATTGTAGAAACTATAGATCCTATTATTGAAAAAACTGGAATAATTCAAAATATTAAAGGATTTAATGGAAATATTATTGGAATAGGAACTACAACTTCTTCTGGTCAACTTGCACTGAAATTTAATATAGAGAGAGATAAAGATGAAAATAATAATTCTGTTAATATTGAAAATTTGACCACAGGAAATGCAATTCTAGTTTATAACACAAATGTTGGATCTGGAGTTACCACAGTTGATGGTGATGACAATTCCATCATTGGTATTGGAACTAGTTTCTTAGATAATATTTACTATATCAATGAGATTACTACTTCCGGACCTACAGGTATAATAACTTGTACAGTAGATTCTGGATCAAATATTGCAGGTATTGCAACAACTGGTGGATATCTCGGAAGATTCTCTTGGGGTAGATTAGAAAATGTTGTTAGATCAAGTTCTCCAATATCTATTGGGGTTACCGGAAAAACTGTTGATGTTGGATTAACAGCATTCCCTTCAGTAATTAGAAGAGGGGTAGGACTAAGACAAACTGGTGCTATTTAAAAGTTCTTTATAAATTATATAAATATCTAAAAATCATGTGTAAAATAAAGATATGTCGGCATTAGTAACAGATCAATTTAGAATTGTGAATGCAAATAATTTTGTTGAATCTTTATTGAACGTTAACAATTCTTATTATGTATTTCTTGGTTTATCTAATCCAGGTAGTACCGGAGTTCCAGTTGGTTTCGGTAGAACTACAACTTGGAATGCTTCTCCATCAGATATTCCAAGTCCTGTAGATAATTTTCAATACTTATCTCATTACAGAGATACTATATTATTTGGTAAAAAAATTGGAAGTGACAATGTAAGAAGAGTGATTAAAAGAATTAATTGGACTTCTAATACTCGGTATGACATGTATAGACATGATTACAGTGTAAGTAATTTAAGTCCAAATTCAAGTAGAAGTAGATTATATGATACTAATTATTATGTAATGAATAGTGATTTTAAAGTTTATATTTGTATAGATAATGGTTCTTCTGGAACTAATTTAAGAGGAAATATATCTAGAGATGAACCAAAGTTTGTAGATTTAGAACCTACAGCAGCAGGTAGTAGTGGTGATGGATATATTTGGAAATATCTATTTACGGTAAATCCTGCAGATATCATTAAATTTGATACTACGGAATATATCGTAATACCAAATGATTGGGAAACTTCCACAGATCCTCAAATTGTTAATGTAAGAGAATCTGGTGATTCTTTTGAAAATAACAATCAAATCAAAAAAGTATACATCGAAAAAGCAGGAAATTCAATTTATATATCGGGAACTTACAAAATTGTAGGTGATGGAACTGGGGGTGAAGTAGAAGTAACAGCAAATAATAATGGACAAATAACTGACGTGAAGGTTATTTCTGGAGGAAATGGATATACTTGGGCACAAGTTGATTTGAGAAGTTCTGGTTCTACTTCAGAAAGAGCAAAATTGATTCCGATCATTCCACCATCGAATGGGCATGGATATGATATCTACACAGAATTAGGTTCTGATAAAATATTAATTTACTCTAGATTTGACGATTCGACAAAAGATTTTCCAGTAGATACAAATTTTGCTCAGGTCGGAATACTCCAAAATCCTAAAAAATTAAACTCTAGAACGGAAAATTACACAGAATCTACATTTTCTTCCTTATACTCTATAAAGCTAGATTCAGATTCTATTGATTTAAATGATCTTCCTCAAATTGGGGAGATTATGGAACAAGATTTAGGTGATAGTAAAACATCTAGAGGTTATGTTGTTTCTTATGATACAGAAACTAATGTTTTAAAGTATTATCAAGATAGATCTTTATATTTTGATAATACTTTAAACCAAACTGATAATAATAATATTTCAAATAAAGGAGAAGTTCTTTCATTCAAGGCATCTTCATCTGAAATAACTCCTTTTGGTGGATCTGTTAATACATCTTTCAGTGGAATAACTACAACAATTGGTTCAAAACAAGTAAATTTAGGAGTCACTTTTCAAGATGGTCTTGCTCAACCTGAGATAAATAAAAGTACTGGAAAGGTAATTTACATTGATAACAGGTCTCTGATTGAAAGAGACTCTAGGCAAAAAGAAGACGTTAAAATTATCCTGGAATTCTAAAAAAAAGATGTCACAGAAAACAAATTTAAACATAGGTCCATATTACGATGATTTCGATAGTGGGAATAATTTTTATAAAGTATTATTCAAACCAGGATATCCAGTTCAGTCTAGAGAACTAACTACTTTACAATCTATTATCCAAAATCAAGTAGAAGATTTTGGTAGTTTTATATTTAAAGAGGGATCGATGGTGATTCCTGGAAATGTTGGATATGATCCAAATTTCTTTGCCGTAAAGTTAAATTCAACTCAATTTGGGGTAGATATATCACTTTATATTGAAAATTTCTTAGGAAAAACTATAGTAGGTGAAGTAACAGGAATAACGGCAAAGGTAAGGAAAGTTATACTTCCAGATAAGTCTGATGATGTAGAATATGTTACGTTATATCTTAAATACTTAGATTCCGATCAGAATTTCGAATTTACAGAGTTCCAAGATGGTGAAACTCTCGCAGCTTTAGATAATGTAGTTTATGGTAATACTACGATTAATTCCGGAACGGCATTTGCATCTCTTATTAATTCAGAATCTACATCTGTAGGTTCTGCAGCATTTATTGGAAAAGGTGTTTACTTTGTTAGAGGTTATTTTGTAAATGTAAATGATGAAAATATAATTTTAGATTACTATACAAATACTCCTTCTTATAGAGTTGGTCTATCTGTAACTGAATCAATAATATCTGCTAAAGATGATACATCTTTATATGATAATGCAAAAGGATTTTCTAACTTTGCATCTCCAGGTTCCGATAGATTAAAAATATCTTTAAATTTAAGTAAAAAAGAATTATCCGATAATAATGACACTAATTTTATAGAACTTCTTCAGGTAGAAGATGGAAAAATTAAAAAAATTGAAACAAAAGCAGAATTTTCTAAAATTAGAGATTATCTTGCAGAAAGAACTTATGATGAATCTGGGCATTATGCAATAAATCCTTTTGATATTACTTTAGCAAATTCTTTAAATAATCGTTTAGGGAATGATGGTTTATTTTTCGAAAATGAACAAACAACTAAAGGCAATGTTCCTTCTGATGATTTAGCATCATTAAAAATTTCTCCAGGTAAGGCATATGTAAGAGGATATGATATCGAAAAAGTATCTACAGAAATAGTAGATGTAGAAAAACCAAGAGATACTAAAAATTTACCCGATGTAGGAATTTCTTTCGAAATTGGAAATTTGTTTACAGTAAACAATGTTACTAGTTTAGCAAAGATTAGATCTACAATTGATTTACATTCTCAATTTTTTGGGTCTGGATCTAAAATTGGAGAAGCAAGAGTATATTCTTTCAATTTAAGAGATTCTGCATACTTAGATGATTCTACTAATTGGGATTTAAGATTATATGACATTCAAACATATACAAAATTAACTCTAAATGCGGATTTAACTGCAAATGAATACTTAGAATCTTTTATTGTAGAAGGAGCAACATCAGGAGCTAGTGGATTCTTAGAATCAGATTCCTCAGCATCAAATATCATCTTCTTGAGGCAAACTTCAGGAACTTTTGTAAAGGGAGAGGGTTTGATTGTAAATGGTATTGAATCCTCTAGATCTGTAGAATTTGTTCAAAGTTATGGAATTGGAGATGTAAAATCAGTAAAACAAATATCTCCTTTTGGTGCATCTGCTAGTGATTTTATTGCAGATGTAGTTTTAGATAGAATTTCTTTTAACGGTGGAATATCTTTAATTTCTGTTTCTGGGGCATCCACCGGAATATCAACAGTAACTGCAAATGGTCGCAAATTTGTAGGTATAAAAACTGATAATATTATCAGATATCAAAGAAGTAATCTAAAACTAGAAACTTATAATAGAGTTGTATCTGTTAGTAATGATGGACTTTCATTTGAAGTTTCTGGAATAACAACTGTTGCTGGTGTTTTTGATGGTGCAATTCCTTCATCTCCCGGTCAATTTGTTTCTGGTCCAGAAATTGTAGATTCACAAGTTTCTGGATTCCTTGCTCAACCTACTGTTAGGGGTTCTGGTAAGTTATATGCATTATTACCAGAAAAAAATACATCTTCAATAGATTTATCAACTTCAAATTTATATTTAAATGAACAGATAGTTGGAAAAAATGTTAACGGTGATGATGAATTGCAATTATCAACATCTGGAGATTTGTCAAACATTAATGGGATAACATGGCCAGCATTTGATGAAGAAAGATATACTGTAGGTTATGCAAATGGAAACATACCTAGAATTACTAGTGACTCTATCTCTATATCCGGTAGTAATTTAACTATAAAAGGATTAGATGATACTTTGTCATTTAATGACTCTGTTGTTAATGTAACGGTACTTAAAGATAACATTCAAAGTAAAGTTAAAAATTATGATAGAAGCACAGTTACATTCGTAACTAGATCAAAATTTAAAGAATCCGGATCAAACGAAAATACTTCAAAAAATGATGGATTAACTTTTAATAATTATTATGGATTACGAGTTCAAGATGAAGAAATTTCATTAAATTATCCAGATGCTGTAAAAGTTATTTGTGTATACGAATCTTTAGATAAATCCAATCCAGTTTTAGATAGACTTCAATTCCCATCTTCTTCTGATGTTAGTAATAATGCCATTATTGGTGAAAATATCATAGGAACAGAAAGTGGTGCAGTAGCTAGAGTGGTTGCAAATGTAACTACTACTCCATCATCATCTGCTGATACTTTAGGAATTGTTTATTTAAATAATCAAAAATTTATTGTTGGTGAACCAGTAAAATTCAAAGAATCTAATATTAATAGCACGTTAGAAGCAATTATAAAAGGAAGTTATAAAGATATTTCAACCTCATTTAAACTTGACAGGGGTCAAAAAGAACAATATTACGATTACTCTAAGATTGTTAGAAGTGAAAGTGCTTCAGAACCATCTAGAACAATGATGATCGTTTTTGATCATTATTCCGTTCCTGCTAATGAAGATGGAGATGTATTTACAGTTGCTTCTTATCAAGAAGAGAGATATTTAAGTGACATCCCATTAATTTCCGGAAAAATTAGAGCAACTGATACTTTAGATTTTAGACCTAGAGTTGAAACATTTAATCCTGATATAACTACCAATAGATCGCCCTTTGACTTTGCATCTAGAACTGGGGCATTTAACTCTAACCCTTCAAGATTGTTAGCAGCAGGGGAAAGTTCTATTTTATCACAGAATTTCTATTTACCAAGAATTGATAAAGTTTATTTAACTACAACTGGAGAATTTTTGGTTGATAAAGGAATCCCATCAAAAAATCCAGAAGAACCAAAAACCAGAGAAGACATGTTGGAATTGGGTACAATCAATTTACCAGCATATCTTTATGATCCTCAAGATGCAGAAATAATATCTGTAGACAATAAAAGATATACTATGAGAGATATTAGTCTCATAGAAGATCGTGTAGAGGTTCTTGAAGAAGTAACAAGTTTGTCTCTACTGGAGGCAAACGTCCAGTCTTTACAAATTAAAGATTCTGAAGGAAAGGATAGATTTAAGTCAGGATTTTTTGTAGATGATTTTTCTGACTATTCAAAGATTGATAGTTTTTTATCTACAGTATTGATTGATGGTGAGTATAAAAATCTTTTACCAAGTATATCAAGAGATTCCTTGGATTCTTTAGTCGTTTCGAGGGATAATACAACTATAAATGATTTAGACTTGAATGAAAATTTTGTGTTGAAAGATTCTTCTATTCAAAAGACAGGAAAATCTTTAACGTTAGCATATACACACAAAGATTGGATTGAGCAACCATTTGCAACAAAAACCGAAAAAGTAAATTCCTTCGGAATTCCATCTTATAATGGAAAAATTTTATTAAATCCTCCTAGTGACAAATGGTTTAGAACGATTGAAGGAAATATCAATCACAAAAAATCGCAAAAAAATGTAAAAATTGAAAAAGAAACAGACTTAGTAAATACTGGTAATGATAATACTAGTGTAGGTAAAGTAACCGAATCTTATTTGAGATCTAGAAATGTAGAATTTACAGCATTTAATCTGAAACCAAATACTAGATTTTATCATTTCTTAGATGGAAATTCTGATGTTGATGTAATTCCAAAATTAATTGAAATTGCATCAGATTCTTCTCTTTCTACTGATGGTTCTACTGGATCATTTGAAGTTGGTGAAACTGTAATTGGATATATTGATGGTGTTGCTAAAATAAGATTTAGAGTTTGTAACCAAAATCACAAATCTGGTCGTTTTGATAATCCAACAGAAAAATATACAATTAATCCATACAAAAAGACTTTAACATTGACATCTACTTATGGAACTACTTCTAAAGTTCTCAATGTTGATACTTCTTCCCTTGCAGATTTACGTCAAGGTTTATATTATGGATATATTACAAGGGGAATGAAGTTAGTTGGTCAATCTAGCAGTGCCACTTCCTTTGTTAAAAGAATAAGACTCATTTCCGATAATTATGGAGATTTGATAGGAACTTTCTTTATCAAAAATCCTTATTCCACACCAAAACCGGCAGTTAGAATTCCTACTGGAACTAAAACTTTTAGTTTAACAACCAGTAAGACAAATAAAGTAAATTCTATACTTAGATCTGATACCGTATCTAGTAATTCTTCAGGTTTACCCACTATATCAAATATTCCACAGTCTAAAGCAGAAACAAATTATGTTTCCAAAGAAACTGATATTAAATTTGAAAGACCACTATCAAAGATAAGAACAAAATCAAGAAGCATAAGAAATGCTATTAGTGATGAAGTTATTCCTAATATATCAGTAATTACAAACTCAGATCCACTAGCACAAACATTTATTGTTGGTAATACCTTAGGTAATCAATCAGAAATAGAAACAAATTCAGATGTTAATGGAGCAACTTTAACATCAATAGATTTATATTTCGCATCAATTGATAGTGGAAATGAAGAAATTTCTGTAGAGATCAGATCTACAAAATACGGAATTCCTACAAGAAGAGTTATCGGCAAACCTGCTATTTTAAAGCCAAGGACACTGAATGAGGATGGATCTGAAACTATCAATATTAATGTTTCTACTGTTGGGAATGTTGCAACTAACATTAAATTCCCAGAACCTATATTCTTAGAACCAGGGAAAGAATATGCTATTGTTGTAAGTTCTGATAAGTCTGAAGAATATAGTCTTTGGACGGCTGTAATGGGACAACAAACAATTGAAACTAAGAATTTACCTGATGTAGATACTGTCAGATATACAAAAAAAGTAGGAATTGGACTTTTATATAAAAATCAAAATGGATCTAATTGGACTCCAAATAATTACCAAGATCTAAAATTTAAATTATATAAGGCAGAGTTTACAAAAAATTCAGGAATTGCTTATTTTTATAATACACAATTAAGTGAAGGAAATACATTTGTTCCTAAATTGAAAAATAATTCTATTACGGTTTTACCAAAAACTGGAAGACTTTCAATTTCTACAACTACTAGCCCTATTTTAATTGAAGCACTTTCTGTAGGAAGAAAATTAGCAGGAACTTTTTCTAATGGTGGAAGTGCAATAGTTGTTGGGACTGGAAGTTCTGTTACCAATGTAGGACTTACTACAACTGGAGAAAATTATCCAAAATCAGTAACAGAAACCGTTGATACTTATAATATTGTAGGTAAAGGAAGAAATTTAAAGTTGAATATTACTTCAAATTCCTCAGGAACTATTACTAGTATTGGTAATTCTTCCACAGATTCAGGTAATGGATATCAAGTTGGTGATGTTGTAGGTATTATTACATCTTCAACTTCAACCAAAACTGGAAGTGGATCCAGAATAACGATTAATGCCATTAACGGATTAGATACTGTATATCTCACTAATGTTCAGGGTGAGTTTGGTGCTCAAGGAAGTAATCACGAGTTTGCTGTTGGTGTGGGAATAAGTTACTACAGTAATTCTGGATCAATAGTAACAACATCAGCAAATATAATAGACTCTGTTTCTGATGGTGGAATAAATTCTGGTAATTATATTAAAGTTGAACATTTCAATCATGGAATGTATTCTAATACTAATAAAGTAATGTTAAAGAATATACAATCTAGTGAGGTAAGTACTATCTTAAATAGTGCATTATCAGTTGACAATACTTCTACTGTCAGTGTTGTAGATACTTCTCCTTTCGTTAATTTCGAGGGTATTCCTGTCAGTGGAACTAATCTTGGTTATATTAAAGTCGAAGATGAAATTATTTCTTATAGTGCTGTAGGAAGTGGATCTCTTACAATAAGTTCTAATGGAAGAGGAATCGATTCTACAAAAATTACATCTCACGCAAATGGTTCAACTGTAGAAAAATATGAGTTATCTGGAGTTTCTTTGAGGAGAATTAATAATATTACTCATAACATTTCATCACCAATTGAAATGGATAGTTACTATATTGAATTTTCTAGAGGAAATACATATGGAAATGATAGAAGTCTTGACGGATCTACAAATAATTATCCACAATTATCATTCAACGACAATAGAGTATTAGGAGGTTCTAATGTAAATGCATCTCAAAATATATCTTTTGGTGCTGTTGTACCAAATTATGATATTACTACTCCAAGCTCTTCCACTTCTGTAAGTGCTCAAATAAGAACTGTTACGGGAACTAGTGTTGGTGGAAATGAAGCATCATTCAACGATAAAGGATTTGAGGATGTTTTATTGAATTCATTCAACCCATTGAACAGTGTAAGATTGGTTTGTTCTGAAGAAAATCAAAATGAATATTTGGAAAATTTACCAAATAAAAAATCATTCACTACTGCGATAAAATTTGAAACTAGTGATTCCAATCTCTCACCTATTTTAAACTTAGATCATGCATTTACAGAATTCTACTCATATCGTCTGAATAATCCAGTTTCAGATTATGCTAAAGATAGTAGAGTTAATTCCTCACTAAAAGATCCTCACTCATCTGCATACTATTCCAATCTGATCAAATTAAAAAATCCTGCATCAACACTGAAGGTAATATTATCCGCAGAAAAACCTGTAGGAACTGATTTTAGAGTATTGTATAAACTAATAAAATCTGACTCCAGTGAAGTTGAACAATCATTCAATCTTTTCCCCGGTTATACAAATCTCACTCAGAGTAAAGATGGTTTGGTTGTTATTGATGAAGGAAACAATAGTGGACTACCAGATAGAAAAGTTGATTCTAGTATAGAAGGTGAATTTTTACAGTATGATTTTACTGCAGAAAATCTTGATTTGTTTACTGGATTTGTTATAAAAATTGTATCTTCCAGTACAAATCAAGCAAAAGCAGTAAGAATAAATGATCTTAGATGTATTGCAATAAGATGATAAAAGTTGAAGGATATTCAAATTTATATCGTGACGAAAAAACAGGTGCTATCGTAAACTGTGATAGCACTACTTATGATCAGTATGTTAATTCTTTAAATATAAAAGAGGAAAAAAAAGAAGAACTTGATAATATTAAAAAAGACATTATGGAATTAAAACTTTTACTGAAGGAGATTTTAAAGTCAAAGGGTTAATATCAATATAAATACAAATATAACTGCAGTTAATATCTTAAAATAATGGCAATTTTTGTATCAAACTTAGTTATTGAGCAAGGTTTCGATTTTGATGGCACTTTTGAATTAGAAGATGTTAATACCGCAAGTCCACTAAACTTAGCAAATGAAACAGTTTCTGCACAAATAAGAAAAACATACACTAGTTCAGCATCAATTAGTATGAATGCATCTATTGTTGGAGATGGATTATCTGGAAAAATAAAAGTATCTTTAGGATCTTCTATAACAGCAGGTTTGAAACCAGGTAGGTATGTCTATGACATTAAATTATTTAATGGAACATCTTTATCTGTCACAAAAGCAGTAGAAGGGAACGTGCTAGTAAGGGGAGGTGTGACTAGGTAATGGCAGATATAAAAGCCAAATTTATTAATAGTAAAACGACCAAAGTAAGAGTTGGTCAAGTGGGAGCTATAAAAGTTCTCTCACAGCAAACAGGATCTGCTTCAAAGTTATCAAATTTATCTGATGTTGATTTAACTCAAGTAGATGAAAGTGGTTTAATTCTTGTTTATAATTCTGACACCTCTACATTCTTTTTAACTGATGTTATTCAAACATCTACATTTGGTGCTACTGGTGTAGTAACTTTTACAAATGCGACCAGTTCATCTTCACCTTCAACAGGAGCATTTGTTGTTGAAGGTGGTACGGGAATTGGAGGTAATTTAAATGTTGGACAAAATGTTAATGTTTCACAAAACATTAACATAACAGGAATAACTACACTTGCTTCTAATGGAGGAATTACCACTACTGGAGGTAATTTATTCGTAAATGATAATTTTTCTGTAGGTAACAATTTATTTGTTAGTGGAATATCTACATTTGTTGGTTCTGTAACCTTTCAGGGTGGAACCATTGGAATAGGAAATTCTGATACTGATGATGTTAATGTAATTGGTGAATTTATATCAAATTTAATTCCTGATCAGACTAATACTTATGATATTGGTTCAGAATTAAAAAAATGGAAGGATGGTTACTTTGCAGGTATTGTAACTTCTGGCAATCTTTCTGCTACAAATACATTATTTGTAGGAGGACAATCAACTTTCGATGATGTTGTTCAAATAAATTCTGACTTAAGTCTATCTGGTAATGTAATACCAGGTATAGGTGTATCTTATGTAAGTGGCAATTTTAGTGGTCCAAATGGAATTGCATTTTTTAATTCTGATGGTTCTTTATTAAGTACCGCAAGCACTACAGGATTTATTACTACAAGCAACTATATATTAACAACACAAGAAATTGCAGGAACAGACACTCCTGTATGGACAACAACCATTGATGGAGGAGAATTCTAGTGGCTAAACCAAGCACACGACAAGGTTTAATCGATTATTGTCTAAGAAGATTGGGAGCTCCAGTCTTGGAAATCAATGTAGATGATGATCAAATTGATGATTTGGTGGATGACACCATTCAATATTTTAATGAAAGACACTTCGATGGTGTCGAAAGAATGTATTTGAAATATAAAATTACTCAGGATGATATTGATAGAGGAAGAGCAGGTGCTGAAGGTGGTGTTGGTATTGTAACGACTTCCGGTACATCAACTATAGTAGGAACTGCAACTACTTTTAATTATTATGAGAATTCAAATTATATTAAAGTTCCAGAATCTATCATTGGTATAGAAAAAATATTTAAATTTGATACTAGTTCAATTTCAAATGGAATGTTTAGTGTCAAATATCAGTTATTTTTGAATGATATGTACAAGTTCAATTCTATTGAACTTCTTCAGTACTCTATGCTCAAGACTTATCTCGAAGATATTGATTTCTTACTGACTACAGATACGCAAATTAGATTTAATAAAAGGCAAGATAGATTATATTTGGATTTAGATTGGGAATCACAATCAAAAGATACATATATTATACTTGATTGTTATAGAGCTCTTGATCCTACAAATTTTAATCAAATTTACAATGATACCTTTGTAAAGTTATATCTTACTTCTTTAATCAAAAGGCAGTGGGGACAAAATTTGATAAAATTTAATGGTGTAAGACTTCCAGGTGGAATTGAGTTAAATGGAAGACAAATTTATGATGATGCGATTAGAGAACTTGATGAAATTAAACAAAAAATGAGTCAAGAATATGAACTTCCACCTCTAGACTGTATAGGATAATTATGGCACTAAATCCTTTTTTCTTGCAAGGTTCTTCTTCAGAACAATTTTTAATGCAGGATTTAATTAATGAGCAGTTAAAAATTTATGGAATTGATGTATATTATCTCCCCAGAAAAATTTTAAATCTTGATGATGTTCTAAGAGAGGCAAAAACTTCAAAGTTTAATGATAGTTTTTTGATTGAGGCATATTTGGATAATTACGAAGGATATACTCCAGGTAGTGATATCATGTCTAAATTTGGTTTGAGATTGAAGAATGAAATAAATCTAATTATATCAAAAGAAAGATTTGAAGATTTTATAGGACCTTTCATATCAGGATTAAATCAAGGTCTTGTGGATGAAACTTTGACTGGATTCGAAACTTTATTAGCAAAGAGACCTTCCGAAGGAGATTTGATATTTTTTCCATTAGGAGAAAGATTATTTGAAATAAAAAGAGTTGAATTCGAAAAACCATTTTACCAGTTAGGAAAAAATTATGTTTTTGAACTTCAATGTGAACTTTATGAGTATGAAAATGAAGTCATTGATACATCAATTGATGTTGTTGATAAGACTGTAGAGGACGAAGGTTATATTACAACTTTAAATTTATCACCGAGTTCATATACTAATGCAGAGGCAACTGCATCAATCGGTGATGGAATTGTAAGTAGAATTATTTTAAATGATGATGGTTATGCTTATACATCAGAACCTACTGTAACAATTTCAGCACCAACTAGTGGAGTAACAGCTACTGCTGTTGCAATTACAACTTCAGTCGGTAGTGTCAATTCTTTAGAATCTATAGTAATTACAAATGCTGGAAGTGGATATACAGCAACAAATCCACCAACAATTAATATAAGTGGTGGGGGAGGTGTAGGTGCAGCAGCAACTGCAGTGGTGTCTGATAGTGGTGTCAGACTACTCACAATGAACGAACAAGGTTCTGGATACTATTTGACACCTTCAGTAACAATCGATGGTCCTGTAGGACTTGGTGAGACGGCTACAGCAAGGACAATTTTAAATGATGGAAAAGTTACTTTACAAATAGTCAATGCAGGATTTGGTTATACTGAAGCACCTAGTGTAAATATTTCCGCGGCAAGCACTGTCAGTGCAGCAGGAACTTTCTTATACAATGAAACTGTTACTGGATCACTTTCAGGAACAACTGCTGTTGTTAGAAGTTATGAAGTCCTTAGAGGTCCTGGAATTAGCACCATAAATCCACCAAGAACACTGAGAGTTGCCATAAATAGTGGACAGTTTTCTGCTGGTGAAACTATCACAGGATCAGAATCTTCTGCAGTTTATATTCTCAAATCCTATGACAATAATAGTTATGAGGAATCATATGACGAAAATGAAGAATTTGAAATTGAAGCAGATTCTATTTTAGATTTTACTGAAAAAAATCCATTTGGAGAATACTAATGTTAGGAACCTATTTTTATCACGAAATAATTAGAAAAACCATAATTGGATTTGGAACATTATTTAATGACATCTACATCAGACACCGAAATAAAGATGGTAGCATTGCAGATGAAACTAAAGTTGGTCTGAGTTATGGTCCCACACAAAAGTTTATTGCGAAGATTCAGCAACAATCCGATTTAAATAAACCAATTGCCATTACTTTACCCAGAATGTCTTTTGAGATGTCTGGGATTCAATATGATCCTTCTAGAAAAACTAGTGTTACAAAGACTTTTAAAACTAACGATGTAAATGGCAATATCCAAAAAGTCTATATGCCAGTTCCATATAATATTAGTTTTGAACTAAGCATTTATGCAAAATTAAGTGATGATTCATTACAAATTATTGAGCAAATTTTGCCATATTTTCAACCTTCTTTTAATCTAACAATCGATTTAGTTGATTCCATTGGTGAGAAAAAAGATGTTCCTATTGTAATGGACAACATTGAATTACAAGATGATTATGAGGGTGATTTCTCTACAAGAAGAGCACTCATATATACATTAAGATTTACAGCAAAAACTTATATATTTGGACCTATTTCAGACTCTACAGAAGGTCTTATTCGTAAGGTTCAAGTTGATCTATATGCAGATACTGATACGAAAAATGCAAAACGTGAAATGAGATATACGGCAACTCCAGATCCAATAACAGCAAATCCCGGTGACAATTATGGATTTGATGAAGATTGGGAGTTCCTTGGGGATAGTAAATCTTATAGCCCAACTCAACAACTTGATATTTAATAATTATGAGTAATGAATATGATTCTATAGATAAAGCACTTAATACCGAAAGTGAAATTGTTAATGTAAAACCACATCAATTAAAAATAGAAAAATCAAATGATGTACATATTGATAGAGATTACGAATTTAGTCGTGCAAATTTGTATTCCTTGATTGAAAAAGGTCAAGAAGCAATCAACGGAATTATGGAAGTTGCAGGTGAAGGAGGTAGTCCAAGAGCATATGAGGTTGCAGGACAATTAATTAAAAGTGTTGCAGATACCACAGACAAGTTAATTGATCTTCAGAAAAAACTTAAAGAAATTCAGATGGAAACTAATAGAACCACAAACAATAATGTCACTAATAATGCAGTTTTTGTAGGTTCCACTTCCGAACTTCAGAAGATGTTAAAACAAGGTTTTCTAAATAATAATAATTCTACCGAAAAAGATGAAGAAGTGTAAGCAGGGGTATTACTACTGCTATAAAGATAAAAAATGTAAGAAAATTCCAACAGGATATCGTGTGGGTTTGGGTGGTTATCTTCGTAGGGAACATGAAAATGAAAAAAATGAGTCCGAAGAGAATGGAAATCACCAGAATGGCAATGGAAATGGGAATGGGAACTCTAATGGGGGTTCTAATGGAGGAGGAGTTAGTGAAGGCACCTTACATAATTGGTTTAAAGGTTCAAAGTCGAAAAGTAAAAATGGCAAAAAAGCAAAACCTGGTTGGGTAAACGTTCTTACAGGTGGAACTTGTGCAAGTGATGAACCGGGTGAAGGAGTGCCAAAGTGTGTATCTCGTTCTAAATATAACAGTATGACTCCAGCAGAAAGAAGATCTTCGGCAAGAAGAAAGAAGACAGAAGATTCTAAACAACAAGAAAAATCTGGTGCAGCAAAACCAACTTACGTTTCAACTGACAACCCAAAAAAGAAAAAGAAAATGAAAGAAGAATTACAAGTAACTGAAGCAAAGGATAAAAAGAGTAAGGGTAGTGGTAAAAAAGATGCTTGTTACAATAAAGTAAAGGCAAACTCTGATGTTTGGCCTTCAGCATATGCTTCCGGTCGTTTAGTTCAATGTCGTAAGAAAGGTGCTGCTAACTGGGGCAACAAAAGTGAAGAATGGGTAGTAAATACTGCAGCAGAATATTTCTTTAATGAAGGAATTAATGAGGATGGAGTAGAAATTTTCATCGAAGAAATTGGTCTCGAATCTTTTGTTGAATTTGTTCAGGACATTGCCGAATTTACATATCTTACTGAGGCAAGAGCAGCAAAAAGAAGAACAGGTGGAAAAACTTATGCACAAGTAAAAGCAGAAATTGATGCTAGAGAAGCAGCAAAGAAAAAACCATCTATAGAAAAAACTAAGTCTACAGAAAAAACTAAGTCTGCAGCAGATACTGCTAAAAAGAAACAACCAAAGAGAAGACCTGTATTAGATGCAATTGCATCTAAAGTAACTGCAGGTATGAAGAGACATCGGGATGCAATGAACGCTGTCAGAGAAACTGGAAAAACTATCTCCAAGGCAGCAAAGGTTGGTGCTGAGGGTGCTAAGAAGTTTAGTACAGGTGTGAAGTCTGGTGTAGATACTGCAGGTAAAGTTGCAAAGGTCGCAAAGAAAGCAGTTTCAGAAAATGTTCAATACTCTGATTGGAGAGACGACTTTAAGGCAACCGAATATGAGTTTATTGATATCATTAAACCAGAACCTTTAGTTTCTGAGTCGCCGAGTTTTGAAATTAAAAAGAATAATGAAGTGCAAGGTCCTGAAGTACCAAAAGAAAAACAGTGGGATGCTGGACCTGCATCTAAAAGAACAAAAGAGGGTATAGATAGACTTAAAAAAAAATTAAAAAAAGAAGAAGTTGAATCTATTGATGAACTAAAGTGTTGGAAAGGATATAAGAGAAAGAGAGGTTCTGTTCCAGGAGAAAAAGGTTCTTGCGTAAAAGCAAATGAAGAATTTGTAGATGAAGCAAAAGATGAGACTGAAATTGGATTTACTGGCAAACCAATTCCAAAAAGAAAGTTAAGTCCTAAAAATAGACATGAATTTGAAAAGAAAAGAAGAAAAGCAGGATTCACTTCTAAAGGTCCAAAATATAAAAGTGATGTAAATCCTTATTATAATCCACTACAAAGAAATCATGTAGAACTCGAAGGTGAGCAGATTGATGAAATTGCTCCAGTGGTTGCAGGTGCTCTAAAGATTGGTGGAAGGATTGCTGTTAATGCAGCAAAAAAGAAGGTTACACAAAAGGTTAAAGATACAGTATCAAATCGGATGTCAACAGAAGAAAAAGAAGAATCAAAAATTGACGGTGGCAATCTAAAAAAACTTGTTGCAAAAGCAGTAAGAAGAGTCGATGCTGATGTGGATGGTGATGTAGATACTAATGACATGAAGTCTTCAGAGACTGGAGAGTTTGTTCCTTCACCTGATGGTAAGAAACTAAAACCAAAGGTAAGATTTGAAGATGCTTCAGATTGGAGAAGTGAACTTGAAGAAGGTGCTGCCTGGACTAAAAAATCGGGCAAGAATAAAAAAGGTGGTCTT